ATGAACACCAGAAAGAAATTCTTCGGCATGAACGCACAGGAGCGCGACGCGTTTTTCGCCAGCGAGGCGGTCAAGGACTTCCTCCAGCGCACCCGTGATATGGCAATGCAGAAGCGCACCGTGACCGGCGCAGACCTCACGATCCCGACCGTTGTGCTGGAGCTGATCCGTGAGAACATCGAAAGCTATTCCAAGCTGGTCAGCCGTGTACGCCTGCGCAGCGTGTCCGGTCGCGGTCGGCAGAACGTGATGGGCGCTATGCCGGAAGCCGTATGGACGGAAGCGTGTGCGTCGCTCAACGAGCTGGATTTCGGCTTTTCGCAGACCGAGGTGGACGGCTACAAGGTCGGCGGCGTGATCTACATCTGCATTGCCACACTGGAGGACAGCGATTACGACCTTGCCAGTGAGATCATTACCGCGCTGGGCGCGTCCATCGGTATCGCGGTGGACAAGGCGATCCTGTACGGCACCGGCGTAAAAATGCCGCAGGGCATTGTAACGCGTCTGGCACAGCAGTCCGCGCCGAGCGATTATCCGGCGGTAGCGCGTCCGTGGGAGGACCTGCACACGACCAACCTCATCACCATCACCGGCAAGACCGGCATTGCACTGTTTCAGGAGCTGGCGCGCGCGACCAAGGTCATCAAGGGCAAGTACAGCAACGGTGCGAAGCTCTGGGTGATGAACGAAAGCACCTACACCGACCTGATCGTCGAGGCAATGAACATCAATGCAGCCGGTGCGATCGTATCCGCACAGGGCGCGACCATGCCGGTAGTCGGCGGCGACATCGTGGTGCTGAGCGATGATATTATCGCGGACGGTAATATCGTGGTCGGTTACGGCGACCTGTATCTGCTGGCGGAACGCGCCGGCGCGACCTTTGCCCGCTCGGACGAATACCGTTTTGCAGACGATCAGGCTGCGTTCAAGGGCACCGCACGTTATGACGGCAAGCCGATCATTGCGGAAGGCTTTGCGGCGATCGGCATTGGTGCAGCACCTGTGACTTCGGCAGTATTTCCGGGCGATACCGCAAACGACGCAACGCTCGCGGCGCTGACGGTCGGTTCTCTGGTGCTTTCTCCGGCGTTTGATGCGGATAAGCTGACCTATACCGCAACTGCGACCGGCACGTCCGACACCGTGACCGCTTCGCCTAAGCAGGCACGCGCCCGCGTGACCATCACCCACGGCAGCAAGACCTATCCGAACGGCGCGGCCATCAAGTGGAACAGCGGCGCAAACAAGGTTGAGATCGCGGTAGAAATGGGCGTAAGCCGCCGCGTTTACACGGTCACTGTCACCAAGTCGTGACAACGGAGGGCTGAGTGATGACAGACGATGAACTGCTGACACTGCTCAGAATCGATCTGGGGATCATGGGAACTGCCTATGATCCTCAGCTTTCCCACCTGCTGAAAACCGCGAAAGAGCTGATAACGCGTGAAGGTATAACGCTGTCGGACAGCGCGGAAGACGTGCAGCTTATGATCATGTATGCCGCATATCTGTACCGCAAGCGCGCTACACAGGAGGGTATGCCGCGTATGCTGCGCTGGGCGCTCAACAATCGGCTGTTCGGAGGTGGTCCGCATGCTGCTCGGTGACGGTATTGTAACGATCTATCGGCAGGAGGACACGGCGCAGCCCGGTGAAATGCCGGAATACGCATGGACACAGGTCTGGCAGTCCTTTTTCGGTGAGAAAACCGTGGGCGTGAACCGATATTACACGGCAATGGCACACGATGACCGCACGGATATGCTGATCGAGGTGCAGCGTACACGGGAGCTTTCTCCGGCGACCGACCGTGCAGAGATCGGCGGCGCATACTAC